TATTTGATTCACGCAATCAGTTTTATTTTTTATGTGTTCACGTCTATTATAGTTGATAACACGGTTGTTTACAAAAATTACTGCAAAAGAATTTTCTTGTAATAATTCAGACAAGTACTCAAGATTTGATTTGAACCCTTTGTCATTAGTAAAATGTATTGAATTAAAACAAAAAGCAGAACTCAATTTGCCTTTATACTTATCAAGATCTCTAAGGTGTGCTTGAATATTGTTAGATGGATAGTACAACCAAGCATAGTTTCCTTTATCAACTCCAATTATATTATGATTAGGATATAAAGATTTAAAAATATGATTTCCACACCCTATATCTAAAACTAAATCATCATAGTTCAATTTATTGAGAATATAATCATACCAAAATATCAAATATAAATTTGCATCATAATTATCATAACAAAAAGTGACATCTCTGAAGTTCGATTTTATTCCTTCTGTTTCTTTTAGTAATTTGAATTGTGCTTTCCAATTTTTACATACTTCAATAAATTCTGCATATTTTTTAGTCTGTAAAAAATTTTTTTTCCAAAGATCAAATTCTAAGACATCTATTTTATTTTGATAAAGCATGTCAATAAAAAAGGGGGTCGTTAGACCCCCTCATTATATCATAGGAAACTAGAATGTGTATCTTGTTCCTAATTTCACACCGTATGCGTTATCTGTAGTCTCTTTTGTTTGAACTGTGAACTCACCATATACTCCTACAGCATCGTTGAAAGCAACATTACCACCAACTTTACCTAAGAAGTCAGTTGTAGAGTCACCACCGTCTGCAGCAGTTACAATAGGACCTCCTTGTACAAACCAGTTATTTCCTTGCCAACCAATTGCAAGGTCAGTTGATGTGTTTGTGTAATCAGATCCTGTAAGAGAGGAGTTTACTTCTACGTTCACATAAGGACCAGCAAAAGCAGCTCCTGTGAATAGTAGTGGTGAGGCAGCAAGTGCTGCAATTGTTGATTTAATCATTTGAATTCTTATGTCTCGCAGATACTAAAAAACCTGCGGATGATACTATCCCCGACATGGGATAGCAGGTCTACGCAGGGTTACGATCTTTCGAGTCCTCGTATTGATATTTAGTATACAATATCTTCGGGATCATGTCAATGTTTTAGTTTGCTGAAACCCTTGATTTTCTCAAATTCCATACTGTAATGGAACTTATCGTATAACTCATTCTTATGACTGATGATAAACACATTAGCATCTTGTAGTACAAACCGTACAATTTTTAGGAACTCCTCTGTACCGAAACCATCAAGAGAAGAATCAAACACTTCATCCATAATCAATAGGTTAGTGACCACACTATTTTTCATTCTTGCTATATCTCTCCATGTGAATAGAAGTGCAAGGTCTATCCTCATCTTCTCACCCTCAGAGAATGATGCATAAGAAAATCTCTCATGCATGGGTGTCTGTATACTCTCACTAAAGTCTTCATCAAGTGTAAAATTGATATAAAAATCCATTCTCTGTAGGTAATCGTTGACCTGACGATTGATAAGTGGTAGATACTTTCTTATAATAGATCTCTTGACACCATCATCGTTCATCAATGCTTTAGATTGATCTAAGTATTCGTAATCATCTTTTAGTTTTGTGAGTTCGGATAATATATCTTTGAGACTTGTTTTATATTCTTCTAATTTGTCATTCTCAGCAGTTCTATTTTCAAGTTTGTCGGTAATGTTTTGAATTTCTTTTTCAAGATCCTTTTTGAGTTTTGTTGTTGTAGATAGGTGAATGTTGTTGTTAGAAATCTCATTATTGAGTTTAGTAATCTCGTTTTGAAAACCAAGAAACTTTGCATATCTTTGCTCTTCAGCATTGACTGCTTCTTCTAGTTCTACTACGTTCGCCCTATACTTGGCGATGTCTTCTTCAAGTTTGCCAATCTTATCTAGACGAAATGATTCATCTATAGACTGTGTACACTTAGGGCAAACTGTATTATTATTCCAGAACCCTAATTCATTACAGGCATCTTGTCTTTTAAAATTTACCTTATCTCTAAACCTTTCTAATTTTTTTACAGTATCACCTGCTGTAAGGTACTCTGCCATCTCTCTTTCTTTTTGACTGACACCAGTGATGAGAGTTTCAACACGTTCTTGATAGTCGGCAAATTTTTCTTCACAATCAACAATTTTCTGTCTTTTCTTACTAATGTCACTCTCGCCTTCCTCCTCTATCTGTTTGATAAATCTTTTTTGCATTACTATTTTATCTGCAACAGATTCTTTCTTCAACTCCAACACTTTGATACGGTCACGACAGACCTTCAGTTTATCCTTGAGTATGTCAGACATACTAGAGAACACCTTGATATCTAATAGATCCTCTATGACCTCCCTGCGATGTGGAGCACTAAGTTGCATAAAGGGAACGAAAGAAGCACTGCCAAGTATAACAATTTGAGTGAAAGATTTGTAGTTGAGTTTGAGTATTTGTCCTTCCAAAGACTTCTGTTGATCATTAGCAGAAGAGTCCTCGTTGAGTTTTTTTCCATTTTTGTATATCTCAAATATGTTTGGTTTGATACCACGTATGACCTTATAGTCAACGTTTGATATAGAAAAGTCTATCTCTACCCTTGCATCTCTTTCATTGATACTATTTACAAGTTGACCCTTACTTATCTTTCTGAACGGTTTACCGAACAAAGAAAAAGTCAATGCATCAAGGAGAGTGCTCTTACCCGAACCATTATGACCAACAATCAATGTGTCTTTGTGTGCATTGAGTGGGATGTCAGTAAAATAATTACCAGATGATAGAAAATTTTTATATCTTATATTTTTAAATTCTATCATCTTTTGGTGGTGGAATAACGAGATCTTCTTTACTAATAACAGTATACCTTGTTCCGCTTCTTTCGCAAGCAGCAAATGCTACACTGTCTTTTAGTGTCACAACATGCATAGGAGGATCACCCTGTGCTTCAAGTTGTGTTGCATATCTCTCTGCATCATCTTTTTCCTCAAACATAAAAACAACTTTCTCTCCATACTCATTGACGACAGCATAAGCACCCTCTTGTGTCATGCCTTTGACAGTTATAATATGCACTCTAGTGCCTCCGTGTATACTTCATTTATAACTTTTTTTATTCTAATTCTATCTAAATCAGTTTCAAGATCATCAACATATTTTGTAAGAAGTGTCATTGTATCCTCTGTCTGATCTATCTCTTCATTTGCGATAACAAGATGATCTGTTCTTTCTACTATTTTTATATCAACAGGTCTTGCCTTGTCAAGTGCTTTCATAAATCTATCATACTCTTTCTCATCACTCTTTTGTCTTACAACAACCTTGACAATTTTATCAGTATATTCTGTAAAATTTGTTAGCTGTCTGGGGGTATCATTATAGTTGATTACCTTGTATAATTGAAATGGATTGTTGATTGTTTTGAGTTTCAAGGTCTCTGTATCATAGATATGGAATCCTCTCTTATCATTTACATCATTCCAAAACATCTCGTACGGATTACCTAGGTAGTAAATCGTACCATTATTACTTCTTGTATGATAATGCCCAGAAAAGACTTGCTTGAATTTATTGTATATCTCAAAATCAGCACCGTGCTCCATGATATGACCGTGAGTGGCAGTGAATCCATTGAGTTCAAGATGACCCATAGCAACTTTACATTTACTCTTCTTTATTTTTTCATATGTACTAACCTCATTCTCGACGTTGATCCAAGGTATGAAAAGTATATCTAATCCACCTACATTTAGTTCCGTGCATTCAGAAAATACGGTAATATTATCGTACTCTCGTAGTAAAAGATAGTTAGTATTAATCTCGTTAGTGTTTTTGTAGTAAGCTGTATGGTTACCGACAATAGAAACCATGCGAATGCCACGTAGATGCAAAGGATCGAAATAATGTTTTTTCGCCCAATCCAATGAATATGAATCAACACCTTTACGGTTGTCAAAAGTGTCACCAAGATCGAGAATAGTTGTGATACCTTCTCTCTCAAGAGTTGGAAAGAAAACTTCTTCATAAAATTTTAGAAAGTAATCATGATATAACTTTGATCCCTTCTTGAAACCAAGATGTTGATCTGTAATGATAGCAACCTTCATCGATTATTATTCCTATATTGTATAGCATCTTTGATTGAGTTGTATTCAGATGACTTACCATCTTCGTCTGCGACGAAGACTTCGTCATATCCTGATCTTTCGATTAGTTTAGTACGAATCTCTAGTTGTTTCTTTTCTTTTTGTATTCTACGTAGAAAGGCATAGTGTATAATCTGAGTGAAGTATGCAAAGGGATTTGTGGATTTTTCAGGATTAAAGTTATTGATATATTGTACACAGTTTTCTATACCATCACATACCATATCATCTTTGAACATGTAATTTACAAAGTTAGGTTTGTACGATAAGTGTGTAGCAATCTTTAGGAAACATTCACCAATGTAGCGAGGTATTACAGGTTTAGGTAAACCTGCTGCCTCTGCTTCTCTGATGTCTTTCTTGTATGCAACGATAGCATAGAGAAATTCTTTATTGTTTACATAATGCTCAGATCTTTTTCTTGCCATTTATGTTCGTTTGTATACACAAATTATAGCACCTCTTGACAACCTTGGCAAATACCGTTACACTAACAGTGTCGCTGTTCAGAAAACAAGCTATAGGTCTTTCTTAGGTTCTTTAGATGCAGAGTCTGATTTATATAACTTTTCTATTATTTGTCTTGCTTTATCTACACTATTTACGTATCCCATCTGTCTGTCTAGATCAGGGTGTTGACGTTTGAATCCTCCTTCAATAATATTATTATAAGTTTTGATAACTAAATCATCTTTGATTTCAGAGAGGGTGATGATTTTTTCAAGATCAATTATGTATATCTCTTCATCTGACATTTTTATCCAAGGTTCAAACTTGTACCCAAGGGGTACATTCGCTCCATGGGAGCGAACCTCTTGACATATAACTGGATTGTCTAAAATAATTTTTTCAACAGTGGTAGTATAATCTACAATAACCTTAGTTAGAACCTCCTCACCACTAACAAGTTTTACCGTGGCGATAAACTCATCGTATGGTTCTTTGTTTTTTTCAGATTTTGATCTGAATAATTTCATAACTAAACTTCTCCTCGTTGTAGTATTTGATTCGTTCAATCAGGTGA